GAGTAATCGTGACGATTACGGGGGCCGATAGATAGTTTGAATCCGTCAGGGGACTTGACGATCCCCATGTGCGAGAAGATAGCAGGTTCTGCAACCTTGCGGTAGTCAACGTATTGAGTCTGGTCCTTCCTCCTCATGACTTTGACCCGACCCTCCCGCCAATTCTGGTATGCGGCTGACACCCGACGTTGGGTGGTCTCACTCATGGGTGCGTTGCCGTAGATAAAAACGTCTGCCAAGAATTCTCTTGAAATACCGCAGAGATCAGCAAATTTCTGGAGAGAAATACCGCGCTCCTTATCTTTTAGGAGTCGCCCAACCAAGATCTTGAGTTCTTGTTTAGGGATGACGGTATTCAAACTTGTAGCCTTTGTCTTGCAAGAACATCAGGAAATCTAGTTCACCAAAGACATTATCGCATTCTTCCGCTGTGTGTTTTAGGCCAATAGATTTATGCCCAATTAATTTTCTGCTGGGTGCGTGATGACCGACCAGCCGCTCTAGGTCGATGTCATCGTGTAGGCCTGGACCCATGTACTCAATCGAGAATTGTTTGGCAATGTTCAACGGCGCGAACCTCACACCGACAGATTCCAGTTGAGGTCGCAGCAAACCTGAGAGCTGAACATCTTCGTTGATAAACGGCTGCCGGTCGTACAACTTGTGAACAATCCCGTGCTTACTGGGTGCTTGCAAGAACTTGCGGCTACGCAGAGAGAACCCGCCGTTCTGCACAACGATGGGGTCTTTCACATGAACCCACGAGAAGTGGAACATTGCTTGGTCACCAGCTATACCCATGTGAGTAGGAGCGCCCACATAGTCGTACTCGTAGTACTCATCCGTGAAGTTTTCACCGTTGATGACCCAGCCATCGTCTTGTACAACTAAGCAATACTCGGTCTCGATGTACTGGTGCAGGCAGTACATGCAGAACATTGAGTACTGGAAATAATCCAGCGGTGCTGTTTGTTTCCAAGCAATATGGTCTGGCAAAGAAGGAGGTCTTTCAAGAGAGATCAGCAGACCCCGGCTTCCGGGCAACTGGGCAAGACTCTCAACAAGACTGGGTATAGCGGCTGCACCGTCAGTGTGGCCGTAGATAGATACGATTGTGAGATCAGTGTGTAGAGCCACCGTACATCCCAATTTTCTTGAGGTAGTTAGATACGTTACGTCCAGCAGCAATTTGCTCTGGCGTTTGGTTCTCTTGGGCATGAGATATTTCTTTCGTCAGTCTCATGGCAATCAATCGAGGTTGAACCTGCTCGGCATATGCCACAGCGGCCAGCGCACTGGCAATCACTCTATCATCCTTGCCGCGCCCAGGCGCACCGATAAACCCGCCCTCACGAACGATGCCCTTCATCTCGTCTAGCAAGTCCATAGACTTTATGTCCATCAACCCACGCTCAAAGTAATCCTTCATGTACGTCAACATCCGTTCCTTGGTCTGACTTGTAGTCAAGAAGCCAATAGAGTTGGATAACCCAGACATCGTATCGTTACGACGCCAGATGTAGTTCTGCATAGATCCCAGCACATCCATGATGCCGTGACCGGCAGTGCCTTGGGCAGCGGCAAGACGCTTGAGGTTGCGCATCTCGTTGATGACTGCTTGACCGGGACCGTTGACTTCCAAGTTCAGAGTTGAGTTCTTGTACGCACCGGCAAGGTGGGCAATCACCCACGCAAACTGGTATGTGTTCATCTCACTGGTCGCAAACTCCGCAACCTGCTCCATGCCATTCGCATAGACGCGAAACACTTGGATAGAGAATCGGTCTGCCCAATCAGATGACCCATAAGCAGGATCTGCGCCTATGACGTAGTAGGCCGTGTCAATAGGCTGTTCCCAGATCTTCAGAGTCCCCAACTTCTCGGTTGACTTCAAGACATCTGTGTCTTGGAACATAGCTCCGAAGGCATACCGGAAACATTCCGGATGTAGTTGCCGAGACTTCTTGGCAGCGTCAGTACACCGGGAGTTTGAGAAGAAGCTCGTACCAGTCATCACGAATGCGTAGTCTTCCGTAGGAGGAAACTCCTGGTACATCAACGCATCGTCCTTGATCCCCTCGTGAAGCTTCCACCTCCACCACGCCATCTGCCTGCTGTTGATCTCCACCCCGTACAACTTCTTGATGTCCTTCACCCACTCTTTCTCTTCTCCAGTTAATTTACCGTCCCAATAAACTTTATAAACATCCGTATCTGCTTCTACAGAATAAAGTTCATTTCTCCACCATCCACAGAATATAGCCCTCTGAGTTCTAGCCTTCTTAGCCGTCACATACATATCGTGGAACATATTGAACCCACGAGCAGTACTCTCAAATAAATACAATCGCTGAGGATTGGTCTCCGCAAGAGAAGCCAAGAGAGACGCCAGGCCCTCCTCATCTCCCCAACTGGATGTCTCAGTACCATGCAGGTACGTTATCGCCTTACCGCGCCCAAGAGACCCCTTAGAACGCAATCCAGCCACTTGATAAAACAACCGACTGCGGTTCTTCAACGAGATGTGATTTCTGTTGTGAGCAATAACAGGAACTTTATATTCTCTGGGTAAACCATCTATATACATAGATAGAGTACTCCTAAACATATCCCTGTTCTCTTCTGTATCTGTCGTTAATGTACCTTGTAATCCAGGATGTACAAAATGCCAGTAAAGATCTAACGCTAGAGATATTGTAGTTATCCCTAACTGTCTACCTTTCAATATCACAAAGAAATGAATATCATCCTGTAGACCCTTAGCTATCTCATCCATAATATATGTCTGAGTACCTAATAATCTATCCATCTTCCTGAGACCATGTTCCTTAGTCTCTATTTTAAGTTCACTACAGAACTTGTAGAACTGAGCCAGATTAAATGACATGGATTTTTCTATGGGGGGAGAACAGTTGGGTGCACGGCCACACGGGGGTCATAACCCACCTCACTGGCCTGAGTGCTCGAGCGGATGGTATCACGGCATCGGGTTTGGCCCTTCCCGTGACAGGAGCGGTAGGTGGTGAGCGCACATGCGGGATAGGCATCGGACGGGGAGGGATGGAAAGAGATATGGGGGCAAAGAGAGAGGAATCGTACCAACCCCATTGTCGGGAAACAAGTGGCACGCACCATGCCAATACCCCAGTTGGGTGTCGGACAGTACATGTACAGAACACACACCCTATATATACATATAGGATGATCATGTACAGACACTGTACAGGTAGCTACAGGTAGACTACTGTATGGATACACATTAGGGTAAGCACCTATAAAAAAAAAGAGATTATTCTACACGCAGGATAAAATGTGTGAGACTATATCTCTACCGGATCGCATCGATACCGGATTATCAGAATCATATATAGAGGTCAACATGTCAAAACCCAAGTTATCAGTGATCGTATCTTCGATTCGTATCAGCGTCACATCTAAGCTTGACGGAATTCGTTCTTGGTCTCTTCAGGCATTGGACACTTGTCCGGGTTCTGTCGGGTCTGACGGTCAACTAGTAGCAGCATGCAGTGGTTGTTACGCGACGACAGGGAATTACGTTTTCGACAATGTTAAAGAACCACGTTTGCACAATCGTGAGGATTGGAAACGGTCTGATTGGGTTTCTGACATGGTCGCAAGCTTGAACAAAGATCGTTACTTCAGATGGTTTGACAGTGGCGATATGTACGATCTCAAACTGGCACGGAAGATTCTGGCTGTCATGGAATCCACGCCGTGGGTCTCGCATTGGTTGCCAACCCGTATGATGAAGTTTAAGAAATTCCAGACTGTACTTGCGGCCATGCAAGCTTTACCAAATGTGGTTGTCCGGTTCTCTTCCGACAGTGTGTTTGGTGAGTACGATTCACGGCATGGTTCTGTTATCGTGCCAGATCCGCAGTCAGTGCCAGAGGGGACCAAACTGTGCGAAGCGTACCAGCACGGCGGGAAGTGCAATGGTTGCCGCGCGTGCTACAGCAAGGATGTGCCAGTGATCGCATACCCTGCTCATGGTCGGAAGATGGACAAGGTCATCCGCATTGCATTAGCTGCATAATGTGTTGACAGGGTAGATTATCTACCCTAATATTCTCTCACCGCCTTATCTTATCGGAGCATTATCATGATCAAAGTCAATATCCACATCGGTAGCTTCAAAGCCCAGCAGTGTCCCGAAACCCTGCATTGGTACTGTACCGGGGTCAGTGGCCGCAAGTATTGGGGACACTCTGCCCGCGCAGCAGAGCAAAACGCCCAACTGTATTTCTACCGATGAACCCGACCGTTCAGGACATCCTCGATATGCTGCTCGACGGAGACCCCGTCGTGTGGCACATCAGTCGGGAGGGTAACGACATTCGCGTTATCGCTACCATGCCCGACGGAACATCGAGACCCATAGCAGTCCCCATAGCAGCCCCACAGAGCGATCAAGACCCGTCCGTGTAGGGTAGCACCAACCGGACATCATTCGGCCCGTACAGGGCCATTCACAGCCCCTCTAGGGGTATTTCAATCGGAGAGTGTATGTTGTACGAAGAGCTACAAGCAAAAGCAGCGGAGATCCTGGCACAAGCAGAGGTCGTCAAGCAGGAGGAGAAGCGTCAAGCTATCGACGCCTGTAAGGCCATGATTGCGTCATACGGAGTGACAGCTAAAGACCTAGGATTGGACAAGACCGTGAAGGTTAAGTCTGGTCCCAAGGTTGGTCAGAAGGTAGTACCCAAGTATCGGGACCCAGCTAGTGGTGCCACATGGTCTGGCAGGGGTAAGACTCCACGCTGGATCAACGGTGCTGATAGGTCCCAGTACGCTATCTAATCTCACAGGGGGATTGTGAGTCCCCCATCATATATATTAATTAAGGCTTATTTTATGACACAAACTTCTATAAAAACAATTGGCATCAAAGAGTTATCAGCAATAATTCACAAGGCAGTACCATCAATTCGGGCTGACATATGTCGCAGACCCGAAAGGTTACCCCCTAGAATCAAGATTCCTAGCTCTAGCCGTTTGCTTTGGTTAGAATCTGATGTGGTTGAATGGCTTAACCAAAACCGTCTTCAACCAAAAGAATCTAGTAAATAATCTTACCGGGGGATAATAGCCCCCCCATCTTATCTGGAGTAATCGTGAATATTATATTGCAAGTTCTTTGTGTCTGTATGTTTTGCTTAGGCATCGTTGGTGCAGTACTAGGTGAGCGTGCACTCTGTGCTCTCGGTCTTGTTGCTGCTTTCGGATGTGCAATGCTTATTATGTCGAGGG